CAGCTTCATATCCGGCAATGTCTAGTAGAAACTTCTCTTTCGTTGTCTTATCTGCGGCGAGGCTGGTATAACCTGCAAGCCGGATTAGGCGCTTAGCAATTATTATTGCAGTACTCTTTCGCACACCAGTACCACCTAGTAACATCATATATAGGTTAGGATATATGGATTTGTGTCCGTGCTTTAGAAATGTATTTCTGCCTAGCAATGCACCAACACAGGATAGCAAGCACCACCGATGGTATATTGTAGGTGACTCCGTTACTCCTATGCAGGATAGATAGGTTTGAAATAGATCCTCCTGCTGCCGTCCCTTTGGAACCGCTGTGATTGCTGTCATAACTAATCAGTCCTGTCCATCCCATTGTGTTAATCCGATCTTAAGGTCTACTGGTACAAGTAGCTCCCGCTTTATACCTTTTATATCTGTTACAGTTACCGCAAATTCCATCTCTTTCTTTACAAGTTGTGCGAGATACTCATGACCTCTGCGATAACTAAATAATATGCTGTCATGTATCTGACCGTGCAGTTTAAAGTTACGGTGATGTGGTATCCATACTTTATTAAATGTACCAAGGAATGCCCGATTAAGCATCATAGCATTAAGGCTTTGTGGATTATGTGCCACATAAGCATTCAGTGCTCGCTTATCTAACTTCGGGTTCTTAAAGCAGTGCCTAGTCCAACCTGTTGCGCCTACTAGTTGGTGTGTTGCAAGCACTGTAGCAACTACCCACTCAGGATAATCCTTGGCAACCGCTGGATATGTAGCTGCGAATACATCCAGTAGATGCTGTGTTACCTGTAGTGGAGTATAAAAATGCGGTAGCCCTAACTGCCGTTGAGCCTCTAGTACCTTTCGGAGCCCCATAGTATCCAGCATAACCTGTGCGCCCATCTTGTAATTAGCGCCGTGATTAGTACGTTTCGCTAAGTCCCGCAGCTTTTTATCTAATACCTTCCTCAGGGCATCGCTATAGATACTATCATAAGGAACGCCAAAGAAAGCACTAGCATTGACGCTATGAAAGTCATTATCTCCGTCCACAGCAGCGATAAGATTAGTATCACCTGTGATATAAGCAGTATCACGAGACTCAGCTTGAGCTGAATCAGCTTCTCCTAGTAAGAAATCATCATCGGGTATTATAGTACATTTAACTTCACTTCCTCTTGGGATATTCTGGAGTTGCAATCCACACCAAAAGTGATGCTCAGTACTTGAGAGCCTACCTGTATCAGTGCCGTGCGGGTTAAGACTGTAGAGGATGCGCTCTTCGAATTCCTTGCCGAAGTAAGTACTACTAAGTTTTCTGTCGCCACGTATTTCCAGTATTTCATATAATATCCTCTCATTTAGTGGGTGACGAAACATCGCAGCCGTAAGATTCTTTTCATCGCTACTAGTGAGATCGCCACAACCCAGTGCGTGGAGCAACGCTAATACTTGCTTAGGACTATTAGCGTTGAAATTAGGTACAGTCATCTTTTGTAGCTGCGCTGTACGTTCTGCTATCCGTGTATCTATCTTCGTTACCTGCTCCGCTTGCTTAGCCATATCACGGCGCAGTCCAGTAAGCTCAGAGAGATGGCAAGGAAATAGTAACGGAAATTCCATGAGATAGTTTCTTTTCGCATACGCAGGTGCTGAAAGTAGCCAAGAAATAGCGGCGTTAAGAGTGTTATGCGTATCCTTAGCGTTATATAAGTAATACTCTTCGCTAAATATATTGTTATTGCTTTCATGTTTCCAGTACCGTGCATCTCGCACATAGAAGGCGTTAAGGGAACCTAGATCTTTAGGTAGTTCGCTATAAGAGCAGTGATGCATTGTAGCTGTATCCCACAGGTAGTTATCTAGTGGGAGTCCATATCTGGAAAGATACGCGATATCATACTTACCGTTTTGTAGAACTTTACCTGCACCCAGCCTGTTAAATCTATCAACCCATTCGACAGCCCATTGGGTAGTAAGTGGAAGCACGATGCTATGAGAACTAAGCTGTCCAGCAGAAGAAATAAACAAAGCACAATAGCCAACACAAGTAATAGCAAGAGGTTCTTTAATGGTTTCAATATCAACTGCCAGTAAATGCGCTGTTTTAAATCGTTCATATAATGCTCCTATAGTTTCTGGAGTAGCGATTTCCCAACTGAATGTAGTGCTAGTATACCAAGTATGAGGACTAATAAGCTTGCTAATATAGCGAGAGAGCAGAAAGTTACCATACGGCACAGTAACCGTATGAGCCAGCGGATGAACAAATACCCACTGTATGCTATTACGAATAAACATAGAACCAGCATAGTTATCAAGTGACGGAATCTTAGTTCCATAATCTTCTCCTGTTAGTTTAGGTATTAGGTGAGCTTGAGTGCAGATGATACCGCCGATATGGTTTCTAGCACAATAGGAGTCAAGCTCCGCTAAGGTGGTGGCGCGGGTTAGGATAACCTTACATGGATTACTTACACCTACGATGTTGCGTAGTTTATATACGTAGGAGTCATCGAGCTCGGTGCCTAAAAATAGTAGGTTCATAGTTGATACTTGTGTCTTAGTGTAGGAGCAAATTTGTGTAGACCTTCAGCATCTGCTAGTTCGGTAATTTCCTCAATCAGCGCCATCATGTTTTTGTGCGAGAGCCTGTTCGCTTGATAGTCTACCAGGATTTGCTTTGCAGCTTCTTCGATCTTTCGCAACCTATCTACCTCGTCAGCAGAACAGAGTATGGCATTTTCTTTCGGCAATGCTTCGCCATCTAGTGCTTTCGCATCGGCGCAGGGATTCCCCGCTTTATGGGTATAGCCATGACAATCATCGCACCATGCGCTATCGTTAGATGTATCTGCTGGTATTACTAGCCATGCGAGTTCACCAGCCAACAACTCAATCTCTTCAATGCCGAGCGTTATAGATGTATCTCCATGTGGAGTTAGCGCATCCACCAATGGCAGGCCGCTATCATCGTCTCCGAGCGTGTGCATCAGCCTATGGCTGCGCAATAGTTCGGCAATCGAGTTCCCTAACTTGTTCCGTTGTTCTTGTTTGCTATCCATCTTCGTCTCCTGTTAAAACCAGCCTAACACATCATTCAAGCGAGACAGGCCAGAAGCTGGCCGCTCCTTAATTCAATCGTTATGCGCCTATGAATGCGCGGTAATCTTGCTCAGTTTTAAACTCGTTCCATGTTGTAATAACGATGGTCGCTTTCTCTGGGCAAAATTTGCTCGCCGCCTCTTTCAGCATGTCGTTAGATGGGAAAGTTTCACGTTCAAGCCACAAGTTCCCGTTGCCTGATTTTGTGGTTCCTGTCCATATGTACGTAAAAAAAAAGTAGCGCATAACCTCACATTCAAGCGGGACTCGGCTAACATTCACTTGCTTTTCTGATTCTGTCATTACTCGCCCCTTAATTTAACGTTAGGCACATAGTTGGTTGGACTATTCAACGACCCTGCCATAGTTTAAAATGAACAGCGCCGAAGCTTTGTCTCCCATAAACAGGGCAGTTTTCTCAACCCCTCACTTGCGTTTGCGTATAGGTCTAAATCCAACCAACTATGTGTCTAACACTACGTTCAACTTTCGTTCCGCTTCGCTCCACCGGACTGGCTACGCCTGCCACTTCCCAAGATATTATTTATTAAAGTTAATTACCTAGCCTACTATCAACAGACAACTAATAGGCTAGGTAGTAACTCTTACTTTGAGCTACGTTTTAGGCACTACCTGCTTACAGTACCTCCAACTTATGAATGCCTAGATACTTCTTATCAGCATTCTCACCCTTACCACTACGTACCTTTGTTACCAGCAGCACTGTCATACCAACAGAGGCTGCCATAGTGTCACGGGCACTGACGGTTCCAGCTGCTACTTTAATTGGAGCCAATACTGCCTTCAGGCCACCAACTCCGAACTCATTATCCAGCATGAAACTAACTCCGCACTCAGTACCATCTTTAACTGGTGCATCTGTAGGACTAGCCAGTTCAAGTGTTTCCAACAAGCGAAATTTAATTTCTACTGCATCATGAGTACCGATCTTCTTCTGTTCGCAGCTAATAACAGTTGCGTTATAAGCACCTGCTGGAGGCACTACAAACTCAGGAAGATCAGCGAAGTCATCGAGGTCTTGGTCTAGCAAGGAAGCTGTGTTATCTATATTTGACATAGTATATTTCTTTCTATATTTAAGTTAAATGAAATTGTATTGCCCAGGAACTACATGCGCGCTGTGATACAAACTCCCGCCCTGGGCTACAGGTGTTAACTACAGAGTAGGCAGTTTATTTACTACGCTTACCAATTTAGCTATATCTAAATCTGTAACTGACTGTTTAAATAGTTCAGTGGTTACCTCTACTTGACGTTCTGTAGCTGTAGGACTCCAATCTCCGGCAGCTGTACCTAACTCGTAAGCTGTAAGCCACTCTCTCTTAGCTACAGTTTTAGTACTTGTTTCTGTTACTAGGATAGTATATCTCATGATGTTATCCCTGCCTTAATTTTTAATAGTGTTGACGTTGCCGCCGCTTTGATTGTTGTTGCGTTACTAACGGTGCCTTGTGCGGTTGACCTCACACTATTACTCTTGAATATATCAAGTAGAGTTGGAACTGCCTCTTTTTCGATGGCAATATCTGTGCGTGAACCCGTAACCAGCGATGTGCCGAATACAGTACTGGATCCGAACGCGTGTTTCTTGTTCTGTACCTGTGCGTAAATAACATGGTCGAAATATTTCGCTGTATTACGGGAAAAATTAGCTGTGCCTGCACAGGGTACAATCTTTTTTCTACCATCTTCAAGTTCCACCTCCACTTCATGAGTTATAACACACAGGTTATATCTTGCCTGTTGCATATTACTTAATAGTTTATCCATAAGAGTTCCTTGCTTCCTATAATCATCAAATTCATAACGATAATCATCACCCTTACCTTTAGTGATATGAGCCATGCAGGATACAGCAGTTTGTGTGAGACTATCTACTACCACTATAGTATCAGCAGGAAGTTCATTTAGGCACACCTCAGTTATAGGGGCTGCCGCCTTAAGACATAGTTGGCAAGATACCTTACCATGCTGTTCACAGATAGATACCTTACCGCCACTGAATACCTTTAGTAGTGTTTCAATCGCTATAGGATATTCACGGGTATCAGGTAAGGATATAATTTCTATCCGCTCCTGCTGTGCCAGCGGCAGTTTAGTAAGAGTGGCATATCCGTGTTCTACATCGAACCATAGGAGATTAAAATCAGTAGATAGATTTCCTACTAGTTCTGTCTTACCTACCTTTGGGCCTCCATATACTATAACTCGGTGTGTTGTTTCTGGTGCAATGCTGGATAGTTTCATTTGGTTAGTTCCTTATAATACTTATAATAATAGGGTAGTTTAAAGCACATAAAATCTATCACACAATAAGCAGTTAAATTATATAGCAAAAACAGTTCAGACTGTGTCATGTTATATCTCCGTTAAATATCTTGTCGCTCTAATTGAGCATTAATTAAATCTATAAGATTAAGTTCCAGTGTGTATTCCTTACCTAGCTCCTTCGCATCACCTTCGACGGTATAAGGAAGTTCTAACATACGGGTGCTCATGGTACAATTGCTATAGAACTCACATGGACGGTTCCAGTCATTACAGCTTTCACCGTAACTAGGATACCTACCTTCCGCCTCATAACCAGCTATACGGGAAGTATCCATCAATAGTTCCTGAATCCACGCAGCACGATCACTATAGTGTTTACGAAATTGGAATAGCTCGTAGTGCTGTACAGTAGTAAGATACACTAGATACCATACTTCGTACTCGCTTTGTGCTGGAGCTATAGCATCTAGTATGAGGCTATAACCTAATGCCTGACTGGAATTCTTATATGTTGCCTCACTGCAATATTTCATTCCAGTAGTTTTAACTTCTAGAACCAGATAGGTGCCAGCTGTACGATGGCGTAATACTACATCCACATAACCACGGTAAGTAAAACCGTCAGGCAAGCTAATACGGAAGCTAAGTTCAACTGCTGGCTTATCATGGAAATACGCCAGTTCATAATCTGATAACGAGCTGTTACGAATACTGGTAAAAGTCTGCACGGCAAATATAGCATACCAAAAACTCTTACTACTTTTCTCTTCTTCAGCATATAAATCCTCACAATTCCAAGCTAGTAGCATCTCCAGTATAGTTTGATTCCAGCTCTTGCCTTCCAGCTGGCATTGGATACCTAATCCTACCACGGTTCCAAATGATAGGGTAACATTATCTTCCGCTTCATACGGAGCTTTACTGATTTTACTAAGCTGGTACTTACGCGGGCAGCGATGCAATAAAGTACGGCCGCTATAGGATAGGCGACGTAGGCGTGGATCAATTGGTGCAGTATCCTGTGTCATAGTCCTAAGTCCTCGATTAAATTAGTGCCAACTTTAATTTTAAGTATAGCTTTAGCAGCTCCCAATATAGGGGTAGGTACTGCACTATATGGTGCAGGTGCAGGTGTAGGTGCTGGCTTTTCTTCCCACCAAGCTCCTTGCCTACCACACCTAGCATTGCTAGGTTCTATATTACGATGCTCGCTACAATACGCTACCTCGTATATCCTGCTACCGTCCACCAGATTAACACTAAATGGATTTTGTGGTGCGAAACATTTATAGCGAGATACATCACCACTAGCAGCTGTAGCGATATGCTTGCAATTAGTGCAGTATTTCGGTGTCTTAGTTGCAGCTATATCTGCATGTATGTCGGCCATACTTTTATAGCTGGAAGCGGGGGCTGCGCTGCTATTGCTGCTATTGGCGTCCATTAATTATCTCCTGTGAATAGGCTTTGTACTGATCTGCCGCATATTGTTCCTTCATAGCCCGTAGCACTATATCCACTAGTTGTGCTGCTTCTTCCGGTGTATGAGGTAATGCAGCTGTCACTATACCTGCACTGTGTATAGGTTTATAGTTACGTGGCCACGCCTTTTTTGATAGGCGTGTTAACGTATCCTGCATATCGTACAGGATAATATCTGGCCTGCGAGCATCTAGGAATATAAGAATATCGCAAGTACCAAATATAACACCTTTATGTAGGATAGTAATAGGGCTAGGTAGTTCCTGCTCATGGAATGGGCAAGGATCAATAGCATCCATTAGGTCATCGTGAATAGTTTGTACTGTCATAGCCTATAAGTCCTCCAACGTGATAGCTGCAAGTTTCGCCTTTTTACCGCTACTGCCCTTCACTGCGCTGGTTGCTATAACTGTATTAGTCTGCTTCATAAGACCAGCTACCAGTGTGCCTACTTCTTCAGGGCTAAGAAGGGTTACAATGCTGGAATCTTGCCGTAGTGCTGTATGAATTGTGCGTAGCAGTGTGGGCATGTTAGGTTGTGCAGATAGCAGTGCTGCTTGAAGCTGCGCTATTTGTTCCTGCACTTGTTGACCTATAGATAGTGGTGCGGGTGCGGCTGGGTTGCTCATATTATAATCCTCTCTTTTCTACTATCCAGTTAGCTGCATGGATAATATCGGTATATTCTTGGTTCACTATTCCATAGCCTTTTTTACGGCTTATAAAGGGTAGTGTAGATAGTGGGAACCAGTGCTCTGTGGCTCTTCCTGTATCTTCATCAAGTATCTCCACCAGTATAGCCTTATCCGTATCGTGTATGATACGACATGAGATGCTGGTATAGCCTTCTTTAGGAGCTAGTGGCCTAGGACGCTCTAGAAGAGTATCCGCTAAGAACTGGTTATGATGCTCTACATATGTACCAATGTGGCGTAGTTCCTCATCTGGTAATGAATCCTTGCTGTTATCTGGATATTCTTTAACACTCATAGCTTAATCCTCCTCCTCGTCATTACCTTCAATACCACACTCCTTTTCACAAATAGTTTTTAGCTCGATAAATTGAACTTCAGCCGCTTTAAATTCATCGTCAGATAAGTTAGCAAAGGCTTCATCTAGATCAATTTTTTGTAATATAAATAATAAATATTTTGGGTGCATGTTATGTCTCCTTGTTATAGCTCCGTTAGTAATACAGGCCGTACTAGCCTGAATGTAAGACAGTTTTCTCTTTTAGCTCCTGCCATATCCACACCATAAGATACATATAGTACTGGCTGTTCAGTTTCTGCCATGTCCCACTGTATTTTATAGGAGGTATCTTTCCACTTTTCTTTAGCAACAGCTTTTTTAATCCGGCGATGCAGGATAGGATTGGCTGCTACTGTTAGTATTCCATTCTGGCTATCACGTAACTGATGCCACAGTGCTTGGTATTTACGCATCACGCCTTAGATGATAGGATTGTGGAAGTGTTAGGATATACCTAGTAGTTTAAAGGTTGCTGCGGTTTGGTTGGGAGCACAATATATGGTAGCAACTCCTTCGGAATAATCCAGCTTTACTAGATATTCCCTAGGAATTACATCGGCTACCTTTTTCTTGTCATGTAACAGTTTTGAGCGTTTACTGCTAATGCGTTGACGTAAGTATTCTGCCTGCTTTTTACTCTCTACGGCTAAGGTAATTCGATGTCCCATACTTATATGATTAGCCATAGCCGCTACAGTATTAATAGCTGCACTGGAATGTGCTGGTATTTCCGCTGCAAGTACAGCTAGTGGGCAACCATTTTCATCATATAGTGATGGATCATAGCTGTCCGAAGGTTTCGGAGGTGAGTTACTCTCAGTAGTTCCGTGATACATGAGCTGCCTCCTTTGCAAGTCTCCTAGCTAGTGCTGGATGCTTAGCTAGATATGCTGCATTAGCTGCAAATACTGGTGTATAGCTATAAGGTGCAGCTGCTATTATAGTTGCGGGTAGCGTGGCAGGTATTGCAGTAGCACTATATAGGGCTACAGCTACTGTCACTACTGTTGCTACCCGCTTAGATAAAAGCTGAATTATCATAGCTTGCCTTAGCTAAGACTTGCCTATGACCGGGTACAAGCTGTAAGTTACCAGTTTTCACACATACAGCTAAGCAATCACCACGACCTACTACATCACTGATAAGTGTACTATTTAATAGCTGACCTACAGGTACTACACGAATATAGCTTACACCTGTATTAGGATCACTAAATGTGTGGCCTCTACCTATACTACGTAAGTCCACTGTAGCAGGTTCCGGAGCTATAGCGGAAGCAGCTTTCGAGGCTACAAAATTAGCTACAGCCTCTATATCTTCTTGCTGCATAGAAACTGTTTTAGCTGTATCCTCAAACGCTAGTTCCAGCTGTTCGATTCTAGCTACCAGTACAGCTACAGTTGTAGGATGCTTTGCTACCTTAGGTTTCTTTGGGGTTGGTTTCTTTGGGGCTGTCATACGATTCTCCTATTAGGTATTAGGTTAGGACTGGGATATGTTAGGTTATATTACATAGTACCCAACCGATGTTCTGGCTAGGTACTAGATACTACAACCTACCGGCGCTTACAAGTTCTTCAACAGATCCGCATCATCTGCCTTCAACATAGCATCAGCCTTATCGACAAGGAATTCGTAGCATTCCACGAACTCTTCTGTCTTAGTAGTGCTTGCGAAGTACAGATCAAGAGATTCGCGCAAGAACTTAAGTACTGGCTTATTACCCTTGACGGATGAAAGCTTGTTACCTAGCAAGGAAGCTGCACGAGTTGCTTGATCCTTAGTTTTACCTGTAACTGCTGGCATAACTTCGATGTAATCCACAACAAATGCTTCCCATGTTTCCTTAGGAATACCACCACCGCGGCGAGCTGCTGGCTCCAACTTGCTTATAGCTTCCCACGTTAGTTTATCTGCTTGTAGTGTTTCCTGTGTGATAGCCTCGTTTTCATCTACTTGGATACGGGCTTGATCCAAGATAGGTGCTTGCAAGGTTTCAAGGATTAGGTTGATTTGCTTCTCATCGCCGCTTTCTAATACATGTACCAGACCTTGCAATGATAGCATCTTGAGTTGCAATGCTACTGTAGGACGCTTGGTGCCGAGTTCGGCATTTTTGCGGAAGTTAAATTTAACTTCTTTTTCAACGTATAACGTGGCTGCTTGGGGTACATTGATAGCAGCTGCTTGATGTTGTGAGAAAGTGTTTGGATTGTGTGGCTGGTTTGCTTGATGTTCTGACATTGCTATTTACTCCTGGGTTATATTAAAAGGTACTACTGGTTTTTGTTGCAGGGTGTTATATTAACAAAATGTGGGAAGCCTGTCAACCCTTATTTTTTATAGCGTAGGTATTGCTACGTCTACAGGTCATAGATCGTTATCGTGGAATTCCCGCTTAAGTACCTTGCGTATCTTATCCCAAGTTGGTGGTAATACATCAGGGTTACAGGTAGCACTATATAGCATAGCTGCTACCTCTTTTCTACTGGCATAAGGCGCCGCTAAATCAACATAGTAGGTAGGGTATATAACTCTCCAGCGATTACTTAGCTTCGGTGCGCGACTCTTTACTATGATGTATTTAGTAAATTCTGGATGATCCCTGAAGAAGCGTAACTTATGTATTTCGTCTAAGTTAGTGAAGTCACCTAGTTCTGTTATACGGCCTGTTGGTGTAGCGAGTATATATGTTGGCATAGCTGGTTGCTCCTCTTATTTAGTGGATAGTGCTAGTGGTTGTTGCATTTCATTACGTTCCTGCTTACCTTTGAAAAACTCTAACTTCTCAGCTAGTGTATTACCTTTAATTTTCTGTCTTAGTATTCCTTTCACAAAAGCATCTGGTGGACATATAACATATAGGCTTTCACGGGCACGAGTAACAGCGGTATATAGTAGCTCACGTTGAAGCATACTTGCGTGGGATTCGTGAAGAAGCAGAAACACCTTACGAGCCTCACTACCTTGTGCCTTATGTACTGTAATTGCATATCCTAAAGCTAGGTTATTAAGATCTGATGCAGTAGTAAGTGTTACTTCTTCTTGCGATTCGTGTAGTAGCAGTGTTACTGCATGACTTGCTTCCCGCTTGCGTTCTTCATCACCACCAGCTCCACCATCACCGAAGTTCATAGCATCTAGTAGTGCATCTATATCTTCAGGAGTCTCAGCAGCTTTAGTTTCGCTGTGGCTTGTTCCAATGCTATCTGTCTCCGCAGGTGTGCGATAGTTACCCCAACGATCCAACAGTGTGGATGCAGCTTGATACTTAGCTCCTACATATAGGCCATTAATGCTTATGGCGATGATAGTTGCATCTTCCTTCTCATACATTACACGATCACCTACAGCATAGTAGTGCTTATTAAAGCCTGCGATGATTTCATGAGTAGCAGTTGTGGGCGATAGTGCTGTGATATGTTGTGCAAGATACTTATTTAATTCCTCTGTTCCATATGTTTTATTAAATGGAATAAGTATCATATCCTCAGTAGGGTTATAGGCTCCTTCTGCTATAGCATTACTAAAAAATTTGGCGGTAGTAAGTATTGCTAGATCGGTACTTAGTCGTTTGCGCCAAGGATGTAGCTTTAGCTGGTTAGGATATTCCCAAGCTGGTAGTTCAGTGGGTTCTATAGGGATACCACTTAGAATACGGTGAGCTAGGCGTATAATAGGCGATTCCAATGCTTG